GAATTACTTAATAAATTAACAGGAGATATAAGATGGCAAGAAAATTAATTATAAGTATTGATATAGATGACAATGATTTAGGTAACATATTGTCTGAATATCATTCTGATGATTGGGAAAATCCCGAGAATCCTACAGATGAAGAGTGTATTTTATCATTGAGGAATGAATGTATTTCATGGCTCAGCAATTTAAATATAACACATCATATTGTATATAAAAAATAGATTAATGAATTCCTTATGGGTGTAAGGATGTAATAAAACTTGGAGGTTATTATGCCAAANTGGTGTGAGAACAACGTGACTATAGGTCACAAACTTAAACGTAAACTAATACCTTTAGCTAAAGAGTGTATGAAAGATGAATGTAGATTGTTCAATCTTATCATGCCTCAACCAGACTGGATGACTACACCTAATGACAAGGGTGAGCTACCAAAACTAAAGGATATTAAAAATAAAAAAGGTGAACTCGTTATGAAAATCAAGGAGTTTCCAGATGGTACTCAAGATGATAGATGGTACGACTGGAGGTGTAATAACTGGGGTACTAAATGGGATGTCAATGAGTTTTATCAAGACTCATTTCCTATTGACTATCACGGTGCAGACAAAGCAGATATAAATCGTAGTTATAATTACGAACTAGACATAGGCTTTGACTCAGCATGGTCGCCACCATTAGGTATCTATGCAGCGTTAGTTGAGCAAGGGTTTTATGTTTGTGCTAACTACATGGAGGGAGGCATGGGATATTGTGGCGAATGGTTGAATGGTAATGATTCATGTTTCGATTTCGATGAGGAGAATTTACCAGAACAATTCAAAGAACAAGTACAACAATGGAGGGTAGAAGATTGATAGTAACATATGAAGAACATGGTGATACTAAGACAGAAGATATAGATGAGTATGGTGATATCATATATAAAGAAGATGATTGTGAATATCAATATAGCTATGATGAGCATGAATACTGGGTGCATAAACCATCTGGTAAACTAATTGTAGTTCCTATACACATAGAAAGAAACTGGAAACTAGCATGTGAGGAAGAGAAATGAGCAAAACTAAAATGGTAGAAGATTGGATGCCATCACAAGAAACTCTAATCAAGATGATGAGGTTATACCCAGAGGTAAATATACAATATGACAAAGAAAAATTCGTTGACTATTATCTCAGCACTGGAGGTGTATCAGCAAATTGGGATGCAACTTTCAGAAACTGGATCAGAAGAAGTGATGAATACAACAAACGAAATGCAAAGACATCGACTTCTCATGCTTCAACAAGTGCCGATTCAATTTCAGAAAGAAGGAATAGAATACTTAGTGTTGCGAAGAAAAGAGATACTGGAACTGATGGGGAAGTCAAACGATTTCCAACTAGAAAATAGTGCAGATGGTATAGCTCCAGACTTACTACAACAATGTGTTGTAGATATGGAGCTATGTACTAACGAGGATGTAGCTGTATGCTTAGAACGTATAGCTTCTACCTTTCAAGTTAAAGTGCCAGATGAAATAGGATTGCAAGAGTATTTCAATATACTCTCTAACTATCCTAACTTTGTATTGGTGTATGCAACTAATAATATATTAGCTGAATACCCTTATCCTCGTTTACCAGTACCTAAAGATTTTGTAGATAGGTGTGAGCCTATGTATAAAGAACATAAAGATTGGTTAGTATCTACTGCTCGAGCATTTGCTGACCTTGAAATATGGAAGAAGAAAGGCGGCAAAGTTATCAATAAATACATAGATAACTCTGCTGAATAGTAGTACAATAGTACTACATTAATATAACAATGGAGTAGATGATGATGGATAGAACAAAAGGGATAGGTGGTTCCGATGCTAAACGTGTATGGGATGGGGACTGGCTTAATCTCTGGAAAGAAAAAACAGGAAAGGTAGAACAGGCAGACTTGTCTGATGTGTTGCCAGTCCAGATAGGTATAGCAACTGAGTCAGTCAACTTAGATTTTTTAGAAAGAAAACTTGATACAAAAATTGAAAGAGATGTTGAGCTTAAACAAAACAAACATATGGTGTCTCACCTAGATGGGATGATTGTTTATAAAAACTCACCTAATATTTTAGTTGAAGCTAAACATACATTTGATAACAACACATTAGAAAATGTAGCTAAATATTATTACCCTCAATTGCAACACTACATGATGCACGCTAAATGTAACGAGATATATTTGTCAGTTATATTTGGTAACAACAAACATGACTACACTTCTATTGAATCAGATCCAGAGTTTCAAAAAGAGTTATACAAAAGAGAAGCAGCTTTTTGGAAATTTGTAGAAACTAATACTGAACCAGTAGGCTTTGAAGATTTAGTAGACAGCACGCCAGATAACATTCCATTAGATGGAATGATTAAGATGGACATGAGTGCTAATAAAAAATGGATCACACATGCAGAATCATTGGTTAAATATAAACCAACAGTTGATGCATATGAGATAGAAAAGAAAGCAATCAAACAACTAGTCCCTAATGATTGCCGACTTGCTATGGGTAATGGTATTCAAGTAAGCCGAAACAAAAAGGGATATCTAACACTAAAACAAACTACAACAGAGGAGTAGAGAAAGATGAAAGATGAAAAAACCACTACAACAGAGAGTAGTAATAGCATGAAATTATGGAATTGTCTAGCTAAGACAGATCCAAACTACACAAAAGAAATAAATTTGGGAGCTATGAAATTCACAGCAGTGGATGCACACTACCAAATACAAAGGATGACAGAAGTCTTTGGTCCCATAGGAAAGGGATGGAAATGGACAGCAGAACATGAGATAGACAATGGTTTATACTTTGCATCTATTACTGTTCATTGGAAAGATGATGAGGGATGGTATTCATATGGACCAATAACTAGTTGTTACTCATTGACTAAAGGAAATGGAAAGGTTGATGATGAAGCTCCTAAGAAATGTACAACAGATGCTTTAACCAAAGCACTCTCACACTTAGGTGTAAGTGCTGATGTATTCTTAGGAATGTTTGACAACAGTAAGTATGTAGAAAATCTTAAGAAAGAATTTGCTACTGATACTCGTAGTCTAAAACAAATGCTTACAACATTACACAACTTTAAAACTATTAAAGCTGTAGATACATGGGGTATCAATGAAGCAAAACCTTGGTCGGCTGGTGCATCGGAAGATGATAAGACAGAACTAAGAGACGCTATGACAATACATAAACAAAAACTAAGAGAGGATAATTAAGATGGCAAGTAATAGCTTAAACAAAATACAAATCATAGGTAGACTTGGACAAGATGCTGAACATAAAGAAACAGCCGCTGGAAAATTGTTCATGAAATTTTCAGTAGCAACTGATAAGTATGATTATAACAGTAGAGAAACAGTACCAATATGGCACAACTGTTCAATGTTTAACTTTGGTGATAAGAATAGAACAGAGGGATTGCATCCTTATATGACTAAAGGTAAACAAGTATACGTTGAGGGATCAATGGATTACTGGGAAGATGACAATGGAGTACAAAGACCTAGTATAACTGTAGCTAATGTGGTTTTACTTGGATCTAAATCAGACACAGTAAACAGTCAATCAGAAAATAGTGCTGACACAGATGATGGGGTGCCTTTCTAATGACACACTTACAGATGGCTGTATTAAAGTATGTGACTGACTATGTTAATAAACACACAGTCAGTCCTACATACCGAGAAATATTTTTAGACTGTAATCTTAGTAGTAGAAATCATGCACATGTAATAGTAACAAGATTATGTAAGCTTGGTTATCTGGCTAAAGGAGATAAACAAGAACATAGATCCATACTACCAGTAAGAGAATGGCACGCTGCTAAAGATGAGTAAAAGAAAAAAGCCAAACAAAAAGTTACTTGAGTTATATAGGCAACAAAAAGAATTTGGTTGCATATTATGTAGAGTATTAAATGTTAAACAAGATAGCGGAACAGAAATACATCACTTAAGAGATGGGATGGGGATGTCACAAAGAGGGGTGCAATGCATCCCACTTTGTGTAAAGCACCATAGAATGAATAAGCATGGGTATCATGGTATGGGCAGAAAAGGATTTGAAGCCGAGTACAATTGTACCGAAAAAGATTTGTTATCAGCATGGCAAGTAGCCTCCGGTATCTATCCTAACTGGTCTGACTTTAAATAAGGACAGCAGTCATTGATGAAAGATGATGATGATAACTACTGTCCCAAAGGATTCTCTGACCGAGCTTTCATTTCAGATATCAGTGCATTAAGCACAGCTATCTCAGCTTTGTTTACAGCTATTTGTTGCTCTAAGGGTTTAATGTCTACAGCTTTTTGTGACTCTAATACATCTATTCTTTGAATCAATTGTCCTTGAAAAATAAACAATCCACCTAAAGTAATGACTAAACCAATAGCTCCTGTGATTACTTTAATATCCACGAATCCTCCTCAGATGTTCTTGTGATCTAACAACGTTAGCTTTAGCGTTATCAATTTTAATTTGATTCTGCACCACAATATCGTTAAATAAATCCTGATTTCCATCAGATATTTGTATACTGTCTGTATAGTTTTTTTGAATATATTCATCTAAATTACCACCATCAATTTTTAATTGTTCATTAAATATATTATCATTGATTGTAGTGTAAGAGTCAATAGAGACAGGGGATTGCATAGCTTTAGCTACTAGTATATTGATTTGTTCGAGCTTTTGATTTACATTCATCGTTGTGCTTTCGACTTGTTTAGTTATACTTTCTATTGAAACATCTGGCGTATCTTGTCTATCATTTTCTGCAACCAACTCTTCTGTGTTTGTGTTACTTTCTTCCCTAACTGTTCTGGGTTCGCTGTTGCTGGTTGTTTCTTCAGGCTCAGTGTTTCTTTCGACAGATTGATTTTGTTCGCTGTCTTCTCTGTTAGACTCTCCAACAATTCTTTCTTCACTTGATCCTGATGCTGGTTCATTTCCTCCTCTTCTTTCTTCTTCAACAACACTTGTTGTTTCATTTCCTCTATTTGTTTCTTCTGATAAAGACTCTCGCTCAATGACTCCGCTAGAGTTTGAGGCTTCGAGGATGGTCTCCCGTTCTTCTGGCTGATTGAAACTTTCTGTTGTTTCAATTCTTTCTTCAAAACTTTCGACTTCTGTTGCGAATGTTTCGATGGTCTTTGGTTCTTCATATGATATCTCCATTGGTATTTCTTTGAACACGTTTACTGTTCCTATATTAATTTCTTCTTTAGCTATCTCTTCAATGTATATCTCTTCAAACATCTGGACAACTGGTTCTTCATATACCTCAAAGGTAAATTCTTCTATTGGTATAAACTCTACTATTTCTATTTGTTGTTGTATAGTTTCATCTATTGTTTCATTTATTTCTGATATAGTGCTTTGCTGTTCAACAGACAAAAGACTATGTTCTATAGTTAATGTAGGATTTTTTACATCAGGTGACCAGTGAGAACTAGATTGACTGGTATCTGAAAAATCATATCTTACTTTGATGTTAAAGTTAGATTGATTATTAATTCCTTGAGTGTAAGAGTCTGTATAAGTTACATAGCTACCACAATTATTGCCACCACAAGGTGAGCTAACAACATCTCTTACTTGTGTTGTAACACTTCCATCTGCTCCTGTTATAGTCTGTGTCATTCTAACTGTAGATTGATAATCGTTCCAATGCCATATGTCACTGCCAAAAGTAGATGTCCAACCACCATTCATTTGAGATTGATTGAGGGTATCACCTAGCGTAATAGTATTTTCTAAATACTTATCATGAACACCAGCAATAATTGAGTTACCATGATTATGGTCATTAGTTCCTGACCAACCATTGATAGGTTTACCACTATCAAAATAAGTTTGATTTAAAAGATTGTCTGTTGTTTCAGCAAATAAAGACAAAGGAAATAATAGTAGTATTACTCTAATCATTCCAAGTCATACTCGGTTTAGTTTGAGTAGCTCCTGTTAATTCTTGTTTACGTTTCTCAACCCATCTTGCTTTAGCTTTCTCTCCTATTAATCCATCAATAGGACATGGCGTGCCAGCATCCATCATGGCTTGCCAGATGTTTTCATCTTGACATGCTAGTGAGAT